ATTCCAATAATTATATTAGAAACTCCTACTGATAATTATAAAATGGAACTAAACCATATTAAAAATTTATTAGAATAAATATATATTCTTAATTTTCATTTACAATTGAATTTTCTCTCGCTTTATCTATTGCTTTTTTCATTTCATTATCGTAATCATCGCATAATTCTCTTATACTATCCCACTTGCATTTTGTTTCTGATATATTTTTAATAGTATTTTCTTGAACTTTCCACAATTCTATTAGAGTATTTAAGATATTTTTATCATTTTTATTAAAAATTAATTCAACCTGCTCATATGTCATTCCATCCGGTGCCTGTTTAATTACTTCATCCATTTATATACTTAATATATATAATATTTATAATATTTATATATTCTTATATTTTTCTATTTTATTCTTTTTGTAAATATATTCAGATAATTCATATGCTATTTCTTCATATGGATGCTCGTCATAATAATCACCTGATACATCGCTTATTCCTGACGGCGTATCATTTTTGTAAGTACATATTGAGATTTTATTTGTCAATATATTTTTATAAAGTTTTTTATTTATATCAGGGTTAGATCTCTTGTATTTAATTTGTTTAATTAATTCGGCATTATCGCTGATCATTTCATCGGTTAATTCTATATATCCCATTTTTACAATTATATTTTTAAATATATCTTCGTTATTTCTTTGAAATACATGTATTTTTTCATGAATTAATATTTTAACTAATTCATCTTCGTCATTTGTAAGAACATTATTTGATAAAAATATTACATTTTTTCTAGTATGGGGCAGACCACTTTCATAGTTTATTTTACCCTTACCTGTTTTAAAATTTGTTTTAGAGAAAACCCATTTAATATTAGCAATTTCGCTCAAATTTATATATTTAGCATAATCAATATCATTAATTATTACATTACGCAATAAAGTATCTGCTACTAAGGTACATTTATTTAATTGCACAATCTCACCTTCTGTAAATGATGATGAAAGCATTTGAATATTTTCTATGTAATCTTTTGATGTATTAACATTTCTAGCATATAAATCCAATGAAGAGAAATTACTTACATAATTGTCTTCATCATCCTTTAAGAATTTAGCGGTTTCTTCTGCAGACATATAATGAATATTATTTGAATTATTAAATGAATAATACACTATGTAATAAATAGCAAATGATATGCATATTATAGAAATTATGATTAAAGAAGCTAATAAAATGTAATTATATATCATATTTATATACTAATATTATATTATAATTTATAATATCTTTTTCTTATTCTTATTCAGTAACCTCTTCAGTTTTAGATTCTTTTTTTTTTCCTATTTTATTTTTTTTAATTTTATATGCTCTATTAAAACATATCTTAGTTTTTTCCTTATTTTTCATAACGTGATTAAAATTCATATATTTGTCGCTACAATATATATTCTTATACGCTAAAGAACTTTTTGCTATTTTTTGTATAATGTAGGTATTATTTACATCAGATAGTGATGAATTTTGTTTAGCGGCACTATGTACAATATCTCCCATAGTTTTATAAAAAAACACGTCATTATTTTTTATACAATACTGGTATTCCCGTTTATTTTCTAAAATAATGCTAGACTTATCTTCTTCGGTTAACCATATCTTATTTTTCTCAGAATTTATAAGTTTATAATAAATGACTCTTATATCTTTTTCAACTATTATTTTACAATATCCGTATGAATTTATAGTGTTATATTCTATTAAATAATCATTGATTGGAGTTTGTAACTTTTCGAGTATTGTTATATCTTTAGAAGTTTTTTTTATCATATCATATTCGGGTGTTATTTCTTTAATTAAATCAGGGTCTGCACCACCGGTTCCCGACATTATTTGAATTAAAGAATAATCTGTAGTGTCTATTTTCTTACTTATTTTCATTATGTTAAAATTATGACAATCCGCACATAAATAAATACAATTATTCATTACCAATACTCCATATAAAGCATCTAATATATTCTGTGCTATTTCAATATTTTGTTGAATTTCGTCTTCACGTGTACTACTATTCTTTTTAACAAAAAATAAAGGGAAATGTCCCATTACAAAGAGTTGTTTATCTCTATTTTTCCTCTTTTCATCCGTTATAGTTTTATTAACATTTTCAATATAATCTAAATCTAAATTATTAGTATTAATAATTATCATAATATAATTTTTAGAATATTTAATCCCAATTTCAGTACCTTTAAATAACAATATCTCTTTTTCTTTTTTATCACTATGTCTTGTAATATCAATTTTACTATCTAAATTTTCTAAGTATATTTCTTCATTTTCACTAGTAACTTCTGATATAAATTTAAAGATAGGATTTTCATCTGGGTTTTCTAACAAAGGAATCTGATTATTATAATTTAAAGAACCTTTATCCTCGTCACTATTTTTTATCTTAGATATAAAATATTTTTGTGTTTTTATCATACAATCATCTTTTCTTGGAGAAATAAAAGTACCTTTTGCAGCACTATCATCATCTTGACTATCTTTTGCTTCATCGTGATTACCTACGCAAATATATACATCCTTTTTCATATCATATAATAGATAATATCCAGATATTAATACAGGTGTTAAATAATGTACAAGGTCTTCGTCTTTAATATTATCATTTTCTTTTTTAATTATATTTTTTAAATCTTCATTATTTTTAATTAAAAAGTTATACCAGTTATCACCTGCGATATATAAAGTATCTATATGTGATTCTAACTCTTTAATAGAATATAATACTATATCTCGATATAAAAAACTATCCTCTTTGCAATTAATATTATTCCAACAACCAAAAAATAAAAATGCATTTAATTCATTTGTATTTGTTAATGACATTTATGTTCTAATAATATAATTATAAAAATAAAAATATTATAAATATAATGCATTATATTTATAAGAAGAAATGTTAATCTTTTTTTTACAATATGTATCATAGAAAACATTAGTAACATTAAAGGGTAAAGATATTTTAATAGAATCTATAGGAACATATATCATCATATTAATCCACGACACTATATTATTAATCGCCCTTTTTAAATTACGAACACCATCTTCTGTTTCAACATCATTTATGATATACTTTAATAATTCGTTTGTAAATAAAATATCGCCTTTATTTAAATTATATTGTTTTAATATTTCTGGTATAATATAATCTCTCGCTAGCAGTATCTTTTCTTCGCTATTGTATCCATTTACATTTATTACAATCATTCTATCTCTTAAAATAGGGTTTATTAATGTATCATCATTATATGTAAATATAATCATAGAACGAGAAATATCAATATCTATTTCTTCAAAATATCTGTCATTAAATTTATCATTTTGAACGGGGTCTGTAATATGTATTAATGTATTTATAATTTCTTGACCTTTATATGTATTTGAAACCTTATCTAATTCATCAAATAATATCAGAGGATTCATTATTCCGGTTTTCATCAAAGATTCGCATATTTTTCCATAAGAAGACCCTTCGTATGTATAAGAATGACCCTTAAGAAAAGACGAATCGTCTGTACCACTAAGTGATATAAAAACATTAGGATAATTTAGAGCATTGCAAATACCTTCTTTTATAAGTTTTGTTTTTCCTACACCTGCACTTCCTTGTATTCCAATTATATATCCTGATGCTTTAGGAAATGATATTAATTGTGCTAAAACTCTTACTATTTGTTCTTTAGCATCTTTATGTCCAAATACAGTTTCATCCATACGCGCTCTAATATTATTTAAAAAATTACATATAGATTCATTACCATCGGTAATTTTAATTGGTATTTCATAAAATTTATTAAAAGGGATGTTATTTAATGATAATAACCAAGAACTAAGTTTATAATATTCTGATGAATTACTATTCATTTTATTAAAACTTTCAATTTTAGTTATTATACTTTTCTTTGTACGAATATTGATATCAGAATTAAGTATCTTAAAACGAATAGGAACCTCTGTAATAATAGAACAATTATTAACTTCTTCTTCAATATTAACTAATGCAATCTTATCATTTTCTGGAAGAATATCAAAAAATTTTTTTTCATTAGTATTATATCTATTATAAAATTTATAGACCTTCTTATTTATAGGATGTTTTTTAAGATTTAAAGAACATGGACGCTTACTATTATTATTTAATATTAGATATACTAAATTTTTATTTTTATTATCTTGTTCATCTTGAAATTTATTAAAATTGTTATTATTGTTGTATAATGTATTAATATTTTTATTGAAAATCTCGTCAAAATCATTAGAATTTGAAAAAATCTTATTATCATTTTGATATTCCTCCCTTTCTTCTGTATCTTCTGTACCCTCCCTTTCTTCTGTTTCTTCTGTATCCTCGGTTTCTTCGGTTTCTTCGGTTTCTTCGGTATCTTCAGTATCTTCTGTATCCTCTGTTTCTTCTGTATCTTCTGTATCTTCTGTATCTTCTGTATCCTCTCTGTATTCTAGTGTTGCCATTTTAATAATATATGGAATTATTCATAAGTATTTTTATTATGATTAAAAAGGTTAAAAATAAATAAAATCAAATCATATATATTGTTATATACATTATTGATACCTATCTATATTCTTAAGTGAAGATTTTATGAATTGTAATGGTTCTTCTGATTTTTTTTCTTTTAAATCTTTTTCTTTATCTTTATGAATATCTAGAGAATTTTGTATTAATTGCCCTGTACTCTTAACATTTTCTGTATTTTGCATTGTAGTTGAAGATACAGGAGAATTATCAGAATCGTCGGGATCTACAGAATTTTCAAAATTTTCAAAATTTTCATATGTTTTTTCAAATTCTTTACCCCAATAATAGTTTGACGATACTGTTCTAACAATTCTGTTAATATTGATAATAAAATATGTAAATAGAGAAATAATCAAAATAATAGCTATTAAAAAGATTATCCCCATATATATATTTTTTGTATAAAGATTAATAGTATAAGACCCTACAATTATTATAGAGAGTAGTATAATTGAAAATATGTATATATCATAGTTAGCATTTTCATATTTTATAATATCTGTATTTAAATGCGCGTCTCCTGTTTTATTTTCAAGAAAATAGTTAACATAACTTTTATCATTATATCTATTTGATATTAAACTATTTAAATCAATTTCTTTATTAAACAATGTTTGCGTATCAGTATAATAATATGTTAATTTAATTGCATTTATTAAATATCTCGCTTTATCTGTTAATCTAGATATTAACAGAGATTTTTTAAATTGTAAAATTGCAGGATCATTTTCATGCTTATTATTTCCAGATACAGCAGCTGCTGGATCATAACATGTTTGATTACATATAATTGTAGAATATACGTTCGTATTTGGTGGAGTTGATGTGGTTGTAAATGTTTCTATATAACTTTCACTTATATATAATACGTTAATGATATAATATACTGCAAATATTAATATTGTTATTCCGAAACAAATTAAAGAAATTATTTTTATTAATTCTCTTTCTATTCTTGCAATATTGATGATAAATATTACTGCAATTATCAATGAAATTATTGTAATATATATAATATATTCGTAATATAATATTGTATTTTTTGATTTGCTTGCTTCAAATAAAGAAGCATTATTTAAAATTTTTGTTTTGTTTGAATTAATATTTTTATCAAAATCTTCTATTTTAGATTTTAATGCTAGATTAGTTTTTTCTAATTGAAAGATTGAATTTTCGTACAAATATACTTTTACATTTGAGTGTAAATATCTAGTTGCACTTCCTGTTTCCGTTGGTTTATCTTCTGATAATAATGATACATGTTCTTTTAATATTATTATAGGGTTGCCCTTATTAGTTATAATAACATCTTCAATGCTAAGTAAAATATTATAATCTGGGATAAGTATAGAATATCTTATTTTAGTATCAAGTGTTTCTTGAATCAATTTATTTTTACTTTTTTCTACTGCAGGTATATTATCTCCCGTGTAAGGGTTTATGCTATTTTTTTCTGAATCATATACAAAACTAGAATATATTAAAAGGTCGGAATCTGCTATATACGAATGTCTGCTATTAGTATTAGGACTAATATCTGTATTTATATGATTTTCCAAAAAAGCAATGTTTTTATCAAGAATAGCTTTGAAATCTCCAGAATCTTTACTTACATTGTAAATAAATGTTTTTTCATAATTTGTATCAAACGCTGCTTTTTGTATTTCAGCGGGAAGAGTAAGAGTGGTAGCATCTGTAATATAACTAATAAACTTATTTGAAGCGGTTGTAGTATCTTCGCTCGCTTTATAATTAGGATAATTTAATAATAAGCAATTTTTAAAAGAAAATGCCAAATTATGATAAATATTAATTGCATTAATAGAAGATAATAATAAATTCTTAAGACTTTTAAAGAAAATTTTTAAATATTCTAATGTTGAATTCAAATTAGAATATTTAATATTTCTTAACATTAATAAAAACATTCTAATACATTTTTGATAAGGTTTCTTTGCATCAGTAAAATTACCTCCAGCAACGTTACTAAAATTATATTGATGATATCCATAATCATACTTACCATTTCCAACAATTAAACTTACACCATCATATAATGCACCATATCTATCAACAAATGTATTAGAATACACATTCTCACTAGGTATGTTTACAGGATTAGAAGCAGGTCTTGTAGATGATATTGCGGGCATTACTTTTATATCAAAATAGCGTAATGCTGCACTATGTTCTGCAAAATCATTTCCAATATATAAATATATACCAGATTCTGCATATTTATATTTATCATTAGCATTAGGTTCTATAATGAATAACCCCTTTGGTGTATTAGAAGCTTCTCCTACTAATAATGGTTTTGAAACTATGTGTATATTTTTATAATCCTTAATTTTTTTTTTATTATCATATGAAGTCTCTAAAGTTGCAAAATCTACTAGTTCGCTTTGTTCTGGATATGTTGACGCATAAGTGCCTGACAATACTTCCGTGGTAGTGTTATCCCAAAAAGCTTCATTTTTTTGCGAGTTTGCATTAAACTCAATTGTTAGAAATGCTTCAATTATTTTAATATAAACATCTAATAAAAATATGGTATAATATATATTTTTTACAATTGCTTCATCAAATTGAAGTTTAGTTCCTTTCCCTGATTCAGTTATAATTTTATTATAAAAATGTAAATGTTGTTTTTTTTTTGTACTAGTTAATGCACTTATCTCTGCATTAGTTACACCTAATACATCACTTGCGTAGTTAGATTGGTCTATCGTAAGATTAAAACAATTACGTAATATATTTTGAAAAATTACATTACTAAAACTAGTTGATTGATTTATTTTTAAATCTGTCAAATTTGCATCAGTAATTGTTAATTTATCAGAATTAGCATAACCGCCGCTAGTTAAAGTACCATTAAATGTTGGTAATAAATGAGACAATGCTTTTTCAAATATTTTTTTAGAATTATTTATATCTTTATTGATATTATTAATTTCAAAATTACTAACTCCGTTTATTTTAATAATTGCAAGCAGATCGCCAAACACTTTATATAAATCGCCATAATTATTAATATTATGTGATGTATCTATACTAGTCATTAATTATTCAATACTCTATTATTTTAAAATATATTATATTTTTAAATACAAGATCTATATGAAAAAGATTCACCGCTATTTTCATTATACCTATTTATTTTCACAATGTCTCCGTGCTTTAACCCTATCCATTTGGCGATAGGGTCATTTTGTAAAATTACATGCATATGCATTTTAGTTCTTGTCATATACTCTTTCATGAATTCTTTAACTTCTTCTTCTGTAAGTTTAGTATGTTTAGGTACATACTCGTGCTTAGTAGGATTAAACATCAATTGTTGCAATGTAAAATATTGAAGTTGTCCTCCGTTTTTCTGGAAAAATTTGTCATATTTATTTAATAAAGATTTTACTGCAGTTGATATTGATTCATTATTAAATATCAATATGATATTATTTTTTGACCCGTATTTACTGGTAAAATCATTAATATTATTATTACTATCCTTTATTTTCTCTTTTAATTCATCAATTATCATTTTCCTCAATTTTTTAGTAAGAGCATAAATTACCGATGTATTAGATGTTTGAATGTCAATAACATTTCTATCAGTCTCAAAATCTTCTTTATTCATAGATAATAAGTGTTCTTTAAACATAGATACATCATCTCCTCTATAAACTAGCATTTCTTCAATGTTAGTATTAACAATATCAATATCCATAACTAATTAATAATTATATATCTTATTATTATATAATAATAAAAAAGTCAATTTTTATTAATTATTTGATTTTTTGCATATTCAATAATTTTAGGATCAATATAACTATTTTTACATACTATGGGTGTATTGTGTAATTCAATTGCTGTTAATTCTAAAGCCTTTTTAATAGGATTTTTGCAATCTTTTGATTTTGTTAAAAATTTAGTAAATAAATTATTAGCATTCCAGGTTCGCAAATCCTTGGTAGTAATTTTGACGTCTAATTTATTTTCTAAATAATTATTTACATCCGTTGAATTTATCGGGATATTATTATATGTAAATATATATTCGTTATTGAATTCTTTACTATCTTGATATGTAAGTATTTTATTATATAGATAATTATAGATGTGCTTATTCTTGCATATAGATGTGTTACGAACCCCCTTTTTACCGATAAAATCAAAAATTATATGGCATTTTTTATTATCACAAGTTATATGAGATAATTTTAATGTTGTAAGTCCATATGAGTTATTTTCTTTTTCGTATTTTTTATTACCAATTCTAAATCCGCAACATAATATTAATGTAATAATCATAGCGATCATTTTAGTTTTTTCATCGGTAGATTTTATATCTTTGGAAATACAATTCTTAATTTTCAGAAAATATTTATTACAATCTTCAATTTTATTATATTTTTTGCAATTTTGAATATTTATATATTTAGGATTATATATTATTTGTTTTCTATTTTTACTATCATATCCGTATGCTAATATTTTCTTATTATTAATTATTGTAACATTATCATATGCAGGAGGTATCTTCATCTTTTTTATTTTTTCTAATAAAATTGCATCTGTAATTTCCACATCATTTTTATAGTATTTAAATCCAGTAATATAAGTACCAATGCGTTTTATTTTCATTTGTTTAACTAATATAAATAAAATATAATTGTGGTGTTATAAAATGATATAAACATATAATAATATATGTATTCATAAACTGAATATATAATGGCGCAAACTAAAAAACCTACTCAACCCGCTCCTACTCCTGCTACTCATGTCGCACCCCCTGTGCCTCCCATTGATTTGAAACAATCTGCTAAAAAAGGCGTTGTAGCGAAAGTTACAGAAGATAAATCTCCTGCATCTAAAGAAACAAAAGTTCCTAAAAATGTTGTAGTAAGTGCTCCTGAAACTGCTGAACCTGAAACTGCGGTACCCGTAAATGCGGATGGTACTCCTATCAAAGATAACCTAGTTAGCACTATTATTGAAAAAGTTAATACTCTTTTCACAAGTTTCAAAGAAGTTCAAGCACTTCTAAAGGTTCTCAGCAAGGAATATGACAAGCAACAAAAAATAATTGAGAAAGCTCAAAAGAAACGCCAAAACGCCAAGAACTCTCCTTCTGGATTTGCTAAACCCAATAAAATTTCAGATGAACTATGCGACTTTATCGGTGTTCCCCACGGAACTGAAAAATCACGCACTGATATCACCCGTTTCATCAATACTTATGTAAAAGAGCACAATCTCAATAAACCCGAGAACAAACGTTTCATTCTTCCTGATGAGAAACTAAAAAAAATTCTAAATGTAGGCGACAAAGAGGATATCAACTATTTTATTCTACAAAAACTAATTTCTCATCACTTTCCTCCTTCTGCGAGCAAACAAGCGCAAGCTGCTGTTGTTGCCTAAATAATTCAAATAATTCTTATTTTTCTAAATATAATAAAAATTGATATAAATGATTATTGATATACTTATATAAATCAAGTATGCAAGAAATGCATAACACAACCACGACAAATAATGGAGGAATCGCTCTTAAAAGTACAAATAATATTATCGTAGATTATTTTATGCTATTTATGAGAGAATTGGATATTGAAACAAATCACGATTATCTTGAAAAATGCTGGAAAGAAGACCCTAAAAAGACTGTTGCAATCATCTTTAATGGTCGCGATAGAGATAAGGGGAAAAAAGAAAAGCGGGTGTCAAATGACGCAATGTTATGGTTGAGAAAAAATAAAAATTCTACATATGTTAATAATATTAAAAAGTATATTGAAAAATATGGGTGTTGGAAGGATCTCAATTATATTGGGTATAAGTTAAAGAGTTCTGAACAAAAATTTGAACATAAATTATTTGCCGATAAATTGATTGAAGATAAAGCAAATTTGATTAATAATAAAAGCGTATCTCTATGTGCTAAATGGGTATCTAGCGAAAACGATAAGTATGATAAAAAGAGACATTATGCAAAGAAGATTGCTTCAATTATCTATGGAAGTAATGATAGTAATAAGATGGAAAAATATAGAAAAGAGTATTTAGTTCCTCTAAGAACTCATATTGATATTGTAGAAAAAAAATTGTGTGAACAAAAATGGGGAGATATTAATTATGAAAATGTTCCTGCAGTTGCATCAAAAAATTTAAAAAATACATTTATTAAACACGATGAAGAAAGATATAAGCAATATCTTGAAGATGTCAGGAATAATAAAAAGAAGATTAATGTTACAGGAATTCTTCCTCACGAATTAGTTGGTAATTATATAACAGAACTCGGGTGTTTTGATAATGTACCTGTATGTGATACTACCGAATTGCAATGGAGGACAATTGTTGAAAATGTAAAAAAATCTGGTAATTTTAATAATACTATTTCTGTAGTTGATTTATCAGGATCAATGTTTAATGCAGCAAATGGAAGTATTCCTGCACAGGTTGCAATTGCTCTTGGAATTATTACATCTATTTGTTGTACAGGTCAATTTAAGAATAAATTGATTACATTTAGCGAAGACCCTGAAATTGTAATGTTATCTAATACATTGGATAAAGATGCTGATTCAATTCCTACTCTTCATGAATGCATTACAAACCTTTTAAAAATTGAATATGGTTTTAGTACAAATTTTGTTAAATGTAATGATTTAATTATTAATTATGCGAAATTATTTAATGTTCCAAATGAAAATATGCCTAAAAAAATGTTTGTATTTACAGATATGCAATTTAATAATGCTTGTAGCGATGAAAGGATCACATTTGGAAATAATGATTCTAATAATTCATTAGATACCGTATATAAAACAATTGTTAAAAAATATAAAGCAAATAATTATGGTGCTCCTAAATTTATATTCTGGAATCTTAATTCTAATAGTAAAGAAGTTTTCCCTGTAAATTGCGACACTGCAGGAACAGCAATCGTTTCGGGATTTTCAGAACAACTTCTTAAAATTTTCATGAATTATGATGATTTTAAACCAGAATTCATTGTAGATGAAATTTTACAACCTTATATGAAAGAAGTCGTCATCTGCGACGATTAGTTACGATTAGTTACGATTAGTTACGATTAGGTTATATGTATTATTTATTTTTCTATTTTTCAAAATATAAAATAATGATTTTTACCATATCTTAGAGAATATTATTCATACTATTCTAATGAAAAAAATAAATAAAATTAAATATCCAAAGGATATCATATTTAGTTAGAATAGGCGAGACCACCCATACCAGATAATATACGTAATACGTTGTAATTTACGGCATATATGTGGATGGTTCCGGAAACGGAAGATGATAGAGAAAGAACGGCGGTGTCAATACGAGACATATTTAGAGTACCACTTGGTTGATGTTCTTCGGGTTTTAATGCAAAAGAATAAACATTGATACCTTTGTGGAAATCATCGGGGGTATTTTCGTGATGTTGATAAGGTTGGACTAATGAGAAATATTCGCCTTTTCTTTGCGCAAAACGATCATTGCCGTTGAGCATTATTTTAGCTTGCATTACAGGGTTTGTTGAATTGTAATAATCATTTAGAGTGGTATTTACACCAGATAAGGGAGTCGCGGTAGAAAAGTTATTCCAGTAAACACCGGCATTGGTGTTTTTAATGGCCCATACAAGTTCTTTGCAAGGATGATTAAAATTCATACGCATGCTTTTCATACCATCGGCATTAGTAGAAGAGGTTATATTGTCAGTTCCAGTGAATTGTAATTGTTCAATTAAATATTCGTGCGATAATTGAGCAAATCTTCTGCGTTCATCAGTATCTAAGAATATATAATCAACCCATAATTTAGCGTCTTCTAAACTTATGTCATTTACTGTATAAGTGCTATTTGCTGAAGTAGAAGTAGAAGTTGTATTTTTGGCATCTTTGTCATATAAGTTAGCAGCAGATTCAAATTCTATGTTTATTTTAACTTCGTGATATTGTAGAGCGATTAAAGGTAGTGCTAGACCGACGTTGCGGCAAAACCAGAATTCTAAAGGCACATATAATTCATAAGATTCAGCAACGCCTAATAGAGTGCAAGTGTTTTCTTTGTTTGCACCAATCATTTTATAATAACCCTCACGTTTGCCAATAGGAAGAGATAACTCATTCCATATGTATAACCATTCTGAATAATGTTTATCTATGCGTTGACCACCAATTTCAAGTTCAATAGTTTTTAATAATTTTTGTCCAAAATTAGGAACTAAAGCAACTTTATTTGCATCGGTACTAGTTGTTGATTTATTTTTTATTTTTCCGTAAAAGTAAATGCGATGTATTAAATCGCCATTACGGGTTAGTTGAAAAGTTGCGCGCGAACCTAGTGAATTACTTCCAGTTGCTGTTTGTTCAATAGCTTCAATAGCGAAGTTAGTATGACGACGATAAACTACTTTGAAAAAGGTAATTTGAGGATTACCGGTTAAATAAACAT